AAACAGGCACTGCTGCCTGGACACAAGACAGATTAGAAAACAGTTTACAAATGCAAGCCTATAGCTATGTAATATTTCAGCAATATGGCATTATCCCTACTTGTTTTATTGATTATTACAAGACAAGAATAAAAGGCAAAAGCATGGAGTGGACAGATGTGCATGAAACATATCAGCACACCTTTACAATGCAAGACTTGGCAAAGACAGAGATTAGGATAAAAAAAGCAGCGGAGGAAATAGCGGAAGCCTACGAGCTGCATTGTAATGAGGAATTAGCTGCTATTATTAGTCGCTATGTAGAGTATGACAATAGTGTTAAAATGTATACGGAAAAAAGAGATAATTATAGAAAGCAAATAGAAAAGGAATTGCAAAATAGTAGGTATATGGTGCAAGTTGATAATAAGGTATTAAGCTATTCTACATATCAGAAAAAGTCATATATTCATAGCCCAGAACTACAGGAAAGAGAGGAGCAACTGGCTGAACAGAAGAAACAGGAAATACTTTACGGTGTAGCAACAGAGGAAACAAAGACAATTACATTGCTAACGGTAAAAGACGCAAAGTGAAAGAGTATAACACTCAAATGATGGAGATTAAAGCCTTTTGCGATGAAGTAAATACTTTTATTTCCGTTGCACCATCTGCGGAAATGCTTGACGAATGTGACCAGTATCTTCGACAGTTATCCGCTTACTATTCACGCTACACCGTTATCTCTGGCATGAATGAAAGTATATATAGCCAGCTACTAATGATGTGCATTCGTGACATGGCAGAGGATGAGTATAAAAGAATAAAGCACTCATCTACTTTGACAGATTACTATGTCAAAGGGAAATATCCCAAGGCTACTGCGATCTTTGAGCAATGTAGAGCGGTTAAACAGCTATTACTTATAACCAGTGACAATTACCGAACTTTGCTTAGTAGCTTTAGGCAAGAAAGAATATTAGTAGGACACATGACTACATAAGATATTTGCAGACCTCGGAGTAGGATGTTTTGTTTACTGATTAAACATTTCTTTCCATCCTATTGCGTCAGAGGATGAATTGGCAGCTTGGAAATAGACAGGCAAATAGCAAGGTGGCGGAATGTAAACGCATCGACTTAAAAGAGAGGATTCGGCAATGTTGGTTAGTGGCTGAACACCTTATTTAAGAAGATAAAATAAATCACACCAACTAAAAGATTTATGCTGGTATCGAGTCCAGTCCTTGCGCAATTTTAAACCATATTGTTGACGTCAACAAAATGATACAAATGAAAACAATATTAATTTTTATATTATTACAAATCGTTTTATTTATACCATTTTATTTAATTTGGAGAAACGACTGTAAAGAAATAGGCAAAGAAAACTTAGCAGTAAGTCTTACTGAAAGATTTATGGCTTGGATATTTTATTGTCCAATTTGGTTAATTGGATTTTTTCGTTAAACCATATCTTTAACACCAACAAAATGATAAAATGAAAATAGAACTATTAGAAATATTTGGCAATGATGAAATGGTAGTCAATGCCGCCAGAGTATCCTATGGCAAGGACGCAACCAATTACACCAGTGGCGAAAACAAAAGCCTAATAAATTACCTTGCCTCACATGGTCACACTTCGCCCTTTCGCCATCCACAATTACAGTACCGAATAACTTGCCCTATCTACGTTGAGCGGCAGTTGTTTAAGCACCAAATAGGCTTAACTGCCAATAGTATCTCTGGTAGATACGTTGATTTCTCCGATACATACACTAAGGTCAATGTATGGAGGAAACAAAGTAAGTCAAGTAAACAAGGCAGCGAAGGTATGTTGTTTACCGATGTGGCAGAGAAGGCAAAGTTTATAGAGGAGCAAATGATTGACCATGCTAAAAGAGCGTATCACACCTTAATAGAACTTGGTGTAAGCAAAGAACAAGCGCGCACTATTTTACCGTTAAACTTAAATACTACCTTTATCTGGACTGGATCATTGTACGCGTACATAAATATGTTTAAGCTACGCATTGACGCAAATGCCCAGGCAGAAACAAGATATATAGCTATGGAGATGCTGCATGAATTAAAACTTACAAATAAATTTATATTATCTTTAGAAGCATTTCACCTATGAAAGAAGCTATGCGACACAATGAAAATAAACTACGCTACGACCTTTGCCCAGCTATTGCACAAAGAGAATATGCCAAAGTATGGACACAAGGACTTGAAAAGTATCCTGCTGGTAACTGGGAGAAAGGCTTTCCCTTCTCTGTTGTCATTGCCTCCGCCATGCGTCACCTGGAAGCAATGCGACTTGGTGAAATGATAGACGAAGAAAGTGGGCTACTGCACTCGGCGCACTTGATGTGCAATGCAGCAATGTTGACAGAGTTTTATTTTACTCATCCAGAACTAAATGACTTAAAAAAATGAGCAAGCAAACGGCAGTTGAATGGTTAATTGAGGAAATACATAAAAATATAGTATTTATTCCTGTACCTATGCAAGAAAAAGCCAAAGAAATGGAAAAGGAGCAGATAATGAAGGCGCATGGTGCAAAACAATATCACAAAACTGTAAACGGTGAACAATATTACAACGAAACTTATAAAAAAGAAGAAAAATGATTTTAACAGACAAAACAATCATTGACGAAATCGCAGCTGGCAACATTGTCATTGAGCCATTAATTGAGGCAAACATTGGTACAAATAGCGTAGATTTAACGCTATCCAATACTTTGTTAATGTACACTGACCATATTCTTGATACCAGGAAGAAGAATGCCTACGCTCCTATGATTATTCCAGAAGAAGGAATGATTTTGCAGCCTAACATTCTATACCTTGCCTCAACTGTCGAATATACGGAGACACTTCGACACGTTCCAATTATACAAGGTAAATCATCATTAGGTAGATTAGGATTATTTGTCCATGTTACGGCAGGCTTTGGAGATGTAAATTTTAGAGGCCATTGGACTCTGGAGCTTGTTTGTGTACAGCCAGTAAAAATTTACCCATACATGAAAATTGCCCAAATCTGCTATCACGACATTAGCGAAATGCCGTACACCGACTATGCCAGCAAAGCAGATGCCAAGTATAAAGACCAAGGCAAAGATCCGGTAGCAAGTAAAAACTATTTAAACAGATAACCATGCTAACAGAACAAGAAAAACAGAAATTAGGCAAAGACATTGCAGTTATTATTGTAGCCATTGGAGGTATTATAACACTATCTTATGCCATTTATTTTATTGTTGACACTTTAAAAAAATGGTACTAATGGAAGTTAAAACAAAGCGCTTTATAATAAAGTACAGAGAAGGAATTGTAAGTGTAGCTGCTAATGATGTGGCAGAGGCTATTGAAAGATTTAAAGAACTACGGATTGAAACAACCGCAAAAGAGTTAACTATTATGCCAGCAGATGAGATGCACAAGCGCAGAGAAGAACTTTTCCAAAAGGAGTGATTAGTGGTTTGTAGTGGGAAGTAATTTATTTCCCACTTTTTTTTTATTTTATTATTATATATAAATATACTTTGTATATTTGCTATCATTAATTATTAAAACATCACAAACATGAAAAAGAATTTTAACAATCAGAACTTTGAATGGCTATTCCAGGACATTACCTCCTCAATGCCAAAGATTATTTTTACAGGTATAATATTAACATACCTTATTACCGCAGCTCTTAATGTGTACTTCCTTCCCCTTCCTCTGCTGCTATCCATTCCTGCCTCTCTAATGCTCCAGTTTGGCAGATTTGCCGTTGTCTTTATTGATTTTCTTAACCCATCCGACAAGCGCAGTAAATATCCTCCGCGTGTTGCAGCTATTGCCACAGTGATAGCATTGTTAGAGTTATGGTTTAGTATTCAAGGTCAAAGCACTGGTGCAGAGTTTTACGCTATGTTTTTCTTCATTGGTGCTATTATTTGCTTTGGCTATGTTCTTGAAATACAGTTTATCGAAAAAGGCATAGAGGCATACGGCATAGGTATTAAAGAGCCAAGGACAAGAAGGAGAAGGTTAGTTAAAGAAACAACTACAACAAACATTACCAGCACACAGCCGATCAAGTTTACTATGGCCGTTTGCTTTATGCTAACAGTTGCCTATTTACCAGCACAGAATAATCATTTCTTTGCATACAATACAATGAGCCTTGAAAAGATAGATAAAGGCTTATTGGAAAGACGCTATTACAGTGAGGCAGATGAAAGCTATACAGTTGATACGATTACCTATGATATGTTATCTGGCATTAATTTGTGGGATGGCTACAGTAGGACAACCTATGATAATACTATGTTTATGACTTACGGCACACAGAACTTTGAATACTATCCAGTAGCAGGTTTATGGAAGTATAAAAATAAATACTATGACTATATTGGATTGCTAAAATTTGTTAGCAAATATTTTAAACGTAACTTTCTAAATAAAAAAATAACTTATGGCAAAATTCGTAGGCATTGACCCATCTATGAGGCTTAACGGATTTGCCGTGTGTATTATTGATGAGGACAAAGTTTATTTTGGAAAGTACAAGAAACTTGCCGACTGGGCAAGGGATGCTTTGACCTGGGCAACAGATATAAAAGTAGTAGTAGAAGATTCATCTTTGCAGAATATTACCTTTAGAAAATATGTTGATGGCAAGGCACGAACAAAGATTAGCCGAAATGTCGGCATGAATCAAGGTGCCAGTAGATTTACCATTGATTGGTTGGAATTGTACGGACATACTGTAAAAGGAATATCACCACAGGATAAAGGAAGCAAATGGACTTTGGATTATGCCATGTCCGTAATTAAAGGAATGAAGCTCGAAGTGACTGGAAACAAAAAATTATCACAAGATGAAATTGATGCATTTCAATTAGCGTTAATATCAAAAGCATATTTCAAATGATACAGGAAAAAGTTATCAGAAAACGTCTTAACAATCTTGAACAAATATACATAGCCGAATCAATGAAGGATCGGAGAAAACAAGATAAATGGTTCATGGGCATTATTGAACAACGCATGAAACAGGAGAAAACTAAACTTACACTTTTAAAAATAGGTATACATGGCTGCTAAAAATTATGGACTGGATAAAAAGCAGATAGCACTTTGTGATGCTATGATAGCAAAGTATCCAAAAGGAATTAAGACAAATAATGTCGTATCCTCCGCATCAACACTTGTATCATTTTACAATTCCAAAGATGAAAGAAACAAACAATTTTACCAGTATATGAATCCAGAAAGAATGGTATCTTTGTTATGGCAAGTAGTTAAAATAAACAACGAGAAAGAAGATGTGAAAGAATCTGCCGTTAGATTATTAAATAAGTTATTGCAGGATATAGTTGTTAATTAGTGTTTGTTGATGTTTAAGGTGTTTAAGAGGCGCAAGAGAGATACTTGCGCCTTTTTTATTCCCACACTACACCTTGCTGCACAGCGTAGTCTAAGATGCCCTTTGCGTGCGCTTTAGCAATACTCTGCTGCCAAGACAAATCAATCATTAATCCTGCATCAGAATAATTGGTAAAGAATCCATTCTCCGACAACACCGCAGGCATTGATACACCGGTAAGCATAGTAAATCTTGCCTCCCTATCTAAATCACCATCTAAATAATCAGCTCTATGCACCCAGCCTGGTGTAGCACTCTTCACCTGCTCCCCGATGCAAGTTGCAAGGAGATCCGCTTTTGTTTGTCCTGGTGATGTAAATATCTCCCATCCTCTGGCAGTTGTTGCTGCGGCTGCATTGCCATGAATAGAAACAAGGACAGAGTGTTTAGCTACAGATGCGTAGGATTTGGCAAGTTGGCAGCGTTTATTCAATGTTGTGTCATTGATAGGCTCGTATATCTTTTTAACTGAAAAGCCATAATCAAGGAGGTACTGCTCTAAATAGTTAGCTAAAGAGCGATTAAATACTCCCTCAAAAAACCATCCATAGGAATGAAACTTGCCTGTGCGATGTTGATAGCACTTTGAAGGATAGGTAACATATTTCTCTGGGCCTGTTCCGTTTCTCATGCCACCATGCCCGGCATCAAGGCATATTAAAAATTCATTTGCTTTCATGTTTTATATTTTTAAGGGGAGAAGAAATTAATCAACTCCCCTTGGCACTAAGGTAGCGACTTCTCTGCGCCTATAATTTAAATCCAATAAGAGCAAAGGCTGCGCTTATCAATGATAGCTTTGCAGGCAATTTTACCTCAATTTCCTTTCCAGCACATTCTCTTGATGTCTCCTTGATTTTATCCCAAATGATTTGAGCCAGTTGGATATATTCCCGCCAAGTAAATTTCACTTTGTTGCCTTCAAGATGAACATTTATCTCTGAGGCTAACTCCGCAAAGTTCATTGAGTAACAAGCCACATCGCCCATTGGTGACTTTATTCCCTCTGCATTTTTAAGGGCATCTTTTAAATTAGTTTGTACCATTTTATTTTGTTTTAACGTCTGAAAAATCTAAGAATAATTGTACCAATATTTGTTCCAGTTATGGACTTTATATTTTCCGAAATACTAAACAATTCCGTGGCTGCAATGATAAAGCTGACAGAATAGGTGATTTGCGATGGCAGTTGAAAAGTAATACTTGCCCCGTGAAAAATCATTATACCGCAGAAATAGGTTACCACCTTTTGCGATGTGCGATAAAGCCCTTTGCTCGTTATCGCCTCTCCCCTTTTCCTTGCCGCCATGATTCCCGTGACTGTGTCTGCAAAAACTACAAAGATTGTAAAAATCAAAAAATGTTTAATGGGTAGGAAAAACGAGAATAGCACTCCGCAACAAATGGAATAGGCAATGCCATCGTAACCAAGTTTAAAAATGTTGTAAATAACTGCTTTCATTATTCAAGTTTTATTAATCTCACGTCTCCATCCACCGTTGCAAATTTGCCATCAGCATATTTGTACAAGTCGTATTTAACACCGTTAAAGGCAAAGGAAACTTGATTAGTAAATGTAGATAATAAAAGGTTAATTGAAATAGAATAAACCTTGCCATTGTCTGGGTTAAAGATTAGCCGCTTGTTGCTGTTTAATTGAATTACTCCATCAATAATTTCACCGTTAAAATTTAACTTCCAGTCTCCTATAAACTTTGCCGTGTCTCTTTGAGCCGTTGTAAAATAAACAGGCTTTCCACTTATTTGAACGTGCAAGTCATTGTAGTAATTAATCCTTTGTACAGTTTTGCCTTTAGTAATTAAAGGTTTAGCATGAATGGCTAATGTGTTGCTTTGCCTTTCAGCATCGGTAACAAGGCTTTGAATGGCAGTTGCACTATCACCAAGTATTTGCTTTGAGCCTGTCACTGTGCTATCAGACAAAGTCGTTTGCTGAATAATGTAATAAATGTTGCCTTGCTTTTGGATGTACACCGTGTCTTTGACAACATCTTGCGCAAAGGAAAACAAGGGAAGGAATAAAAATAGGTATCTCATTTTATTTATTTTCGAGGTTAATAATTCTTTGTTCAAGGGCTTTGATAAGGGCATTTTGCTCCTGTATGGCTTTGGTAAGAATAGGAATAATAGTGTTAGACCTAAATAATAAACTACTATCCCAAAATGTATCTACTGCCTCTGGTATAATATTTACTGCATCTTGAGCAATAAAACCTAAATCGTATTCATCACCTTTTTTCCATTGAAAACTAACAGGCTTTAATTGTAAAATAGTTGACAAACCGTATGTAATAGGATTAATATTATACTTAAATGTTTCATCAGATGAAGATGCGGTTGTTAAAACTCCAGTAGATGTTATATTTAGGTCGTTTGAATATGCACCTGCGCCAACGGCTGTAAACCTGCCATTTCCAATGACATGAAGTTTTTCAGATGCAACTGCGTAATTATTTGTGTCTCCAATTTTCACTCTTCCTAAACTATCTATACTTGTTATTTTTCTTGTTGAATTATCGCCATTTAAATTATATCCTCCAGTATAAAATTCAATAGAAGTTGGTAATTTTAAATTACTAACACCACCCCCAAAGGTTAAACCATTAATAGTTGCATCCGCATAAATACTAAAAATGCCAATGGAATTACTGCCTTCATAATCTTGAACGCTTAAACCAGCTCTTCTGGTTATATTACTTCCTGTTTTTGAAGTCATTCGAAGATGGTTGTATAATTCATCTGCCGAAAAAATTACTAATGGCACTGGGCTTGCAGACGTAACGCTTTTATTTATTACCAAGTTAGTATTAAATGTAGCTGCAGAACTAAAAGTTTTTGCCCCAGCCACCGTTTGCGTATTCGTTAAATCTACAAAGTTTTGCGTTGCACTTCCCGTTCCCCCATTTGCCACTGCCAAAGTACCGCCCAATGTTACCGCGCCACTTGTTGCCGTGTTTGGTGTTAATCCAGTTGTTCCTGCGCTAAAGGTTGTAACCGCAGTACCACCTCCTGCAACGCTCCAAACATTGGTCGCACGGTTGTAATTGTAAAATCTATGATTTACCGTATCAAGAATGATATACGCGCTTGTATCACTTGACGGGGTAATAATACCTGTGTCCGCAAGTACGCCCCGAAAAATGAGCCCATCGGCAGTGCTCTGTTCTCCAAGCGTTATCTTTTGATTGCCATTGCTTGGATATTGTGCCCATGCAAAGCAAGGCAAAAGGAGGAGGAAGAGGGAAAGGAGTTGTTTCATGTTTATGTTTTTTAATTTGCTTGTTTTTATAAATTTAAAACAAATACTGTAAATTGACCAGAAGCAGGATTTATAGAACCACTACTATAATTGTTAAATCTTATTTTAACTGTATTTGCACTTGAAACCCATGCAGTATAATTAGTATTTGCAGGCGCTGAACCATCTGGAATAGCTAACATTACTGGATGAGAAACAGCCGCTCCTGTATATGCAACTGTTATATCGCTTGAGCTTTGCGCGC